GCTTCTACATGCTCTCTCAAGGCACGAGCCGTACGCCACAGGCCTTTCAAATAAAAATGATTGGCCAGAGCAACGGTCGAAGCAACGCCATGCGCGTCGGCCCGATCTGCGGGAAGCTTCCGGCGGATGTATGTAGGAGTTACATTACATCCGTCGTATGCATCCATACCACATGACTCTCGGAACTTACCGTTCCAAAAAGACTTGTGGCTGTTGACTTTGAAGCCAAACGACTCCAAAGTCTCGCAGATCGCGGGTGCCTCGTCTACAGGGACGATAAGATCGTCTCCGTAGACGTACACCCCAGAACAGTACCTTAGTACTGTTCTAGGGGAGATGGCACAACCCTTCTCTCTGAGTCTTGACGTAACGATAGCCAGAAAAAAGGCCATCGACTCCATCGGGAAACAGAGAGCGGACCCCATAGACGCAAACTTCCTCAGCGGTATTGTTATACCGCTAGGGAGGGTTGCTCTTGTTGACCTGCACGCGAAGACTTCTCTTCGAAACTGAGGAGAAACCTGTAGCATGTGTGCAACAAGTCTAGCAGAGACCCGGTCGCTAGCGTCGGACATATCGATTGTCGCATATCTGCGATCTCTCGAGCTGTCCAGCGCGAGCCTGGCGTTAACTTCTTGACGCACGAAATTAACGCGTCCTGAAGTGTAGCGACTTCGAGACTCAATTCGAGGTCGTAGCCAGTTGGAAATGGATTGTTGTATGTATTGCATACATACAGGCTCCATTCCAATAACTCGGGGACTCCGCTGGGTCTTAGGGACAAAAACAACCTTAACGGGTGTTTCGTCCCGGGGTCGCTGTTGCGAAGCCTGGCTGATAGATAGTCCACCATCGACGAAGTTCCGGATTGAAGCAATCCCGAACTCCAGAAATGGGAACTCTCGATCCAACCTTGAAGGCCAACTTGGAAAGTGGAATTTTCCATTACCTCGTACTCCTTCTACGGTTGCTCCAGGCCCATGCCGTGGAGCATAATCTTCAAAAGCACTTCCAAAGGAAGCGCTTTGAAGTATACTGCTCCAAACGATACTGCTAACGCGAACAAAATCACGAAGCAGGTCGCTAGAAACGACATGGGTTCGCAAACAGCTTTCAACGTCCACGTAACTCTTCTCGGCAGCCCGTTCTCGCCTGCTTGTGCAAGCGAGTTTGAGCTTCTTAGCGAACAGACAAATTTGTCTAATCGCAAAGATGCAATCCGAGTCGGGTTCCGCAAGGAGAAAGCCATCAGGACCGAAAACCCTCTCCACGTACCCTCCGAGAAATCGGGGGCAGCGTGATCCTTTCCGAAACCGAAATTTCGGAAAGTGAGAAGGCGAGAGGCGTCCACTGTCAAGCGCTCTTTCGAACGCCTGGCAGTAGGATGGAAGAGTGATAGTGAGAAAGCTATCACCTTCATCTTCGGTCCTCCGCGCGATCGTAATAAGATCGCGTTTGGGGTTGGCACCACACCTCATACTGCAATCATGCAGTATGTGCACAAGGATGTCTACGAGGCTTTTCAGGCAGCGCTCCTATAAGGGAACGGATACCTCCAAGGCCTGCAGACCGACCCTCGCTTACGTTTCGCCCAGTCGAACCATCCGAGCCAGAAAGTCACCGTCAGCTGCGACAGCAATAAGTTTGCTGCCGATAGCGCAGGTGAGCTGCCTAGCAAGGTTGGTAATCGTAGTTGTCTGATCGACAGGACCAGAGATGGGACTGTCGAAAACGACATAACACGATTGCGAGAAAGACGAATTCTCGGACGGGACGCTCACGGAAGGGATAATACCAGTAACGTCGCACCTCATGGTGAAACGATTACGGGTACGTCCGTACTGATGAGCGACCTTAAAGAGAAAATCGTTCTTATCCACATCGACGAAGCGATACGAACTATGGTCGCTCGCCCGTTCTGAACACACGAAGTTATAAACACTTCCGAGTGTTAGAGCGGTTGGAGCGCCTAAGTTAACAACAAGAGGGTCTGCAAGCATCGAATCATCCTTGGTTAAAGTTCACCTTCGGGTTATCCCGAGGGCAGCAAGGATCAAGATTTGCCGAGCAGAAAAGTTCGGCCAATCGAGACCAAAACCATACGGAGAGGCCTGTCGGCGGAGTTTACTAGTCTCTGTACGAGAATAGTAGACAGACGCCGCACCAGCGGGAACATCGAACCAGTAAGAACCGATAAGATGGTCCCAATGGTTACTAATCTGTACCTCATGAGTTTGGGAAACCTCCCTCATAGAGAAACAGTTAGTCCAGATCTCGTTGTCGACTGCGTTAGTAGAAATGTTCGACAAGATGTCGCCCACATTACTAAACCAGTCGATCAACCATGACCACGGAAGGAGTTCCCATAGCTGAGAGGGCGTAGGATTTTGCCCAAACAAAGCTAATTTCGCTCTTTCCGTCCAACGGTCCGACCCGATATCTGGAACGTAATAACCGAAGTTACCGACATTCCAGGTAGTTAGGGAATCGTACACCTTATAGTGATAATCACACTGGCCGGTGCACGAGTCGATTGCTACGTCGGCGACCCCAGTAGGGCCACCAACATAGTAACCGTCGAGGAGAGAAGAACCACCTATAGTGGTATCGCCGAGATGGCCAAAAGGCCTACTCAGCGAACCTTCAACCTCGGTCCCTAGGACCGTTGAGGTCAGCTTCTTGTCACGCCTTCGGACCACAAGCCCGTTGTTCTCGCGAAGCTTACGTAAAGTCTTCTCGAGCTTCCGCTGGGTATTATACATATCCAGCAGATCTTTAACAAAAGGCTTCCATCCGAACTCGACGTTGAGATAATTCTCGCCTAAGTCCTTAAAGGTCTTAAGGCCAGCGTACCTCAGCTTCGGAAGCCGGGGAATCTGATGCAACTCTCCCACAAACTGGAAGAGATTGGCAGACGGGTTCCCGGGGCGTGCCCTCTTTATGAAGGACGTTCCTTGCGAATTAAGAGCAAGGACATAGTCCCCATAATCGGGGTCGCTAACAGGTGGGATTGGTTGGTTGGTAGCGGAGCCGTAGTACACGGAGCTATCATAGCCCCGAGTAATACAGACCCGAAACCTGCCGGCCAAAGCATGTCCAGGAAAATCCCCTGCACCTTTTTCCTCATACGAGTTAAAGGTAAACGGGAAAGATTCCGACAGTGCAGCGGGTTCTAACACAGTAAAAACGTGAAAGTCCCCGTCATCAACACCTGTCCAACGACCATCCCTAAAGAGATGGCCGTGCGAACGAAGAAGCGAGCGATAATCGCGAGAGTAGATCCAGGAATCGTGCATTGGCGATTGCCTAACATGCACGTCCTGGTTACTAACTTTAAGCGACATCGCTCTGACTCCATATGGTTAGTGCGCGAACGCACAGGGTGCTGTTGCCAGCTAGCAGGAGCGAAAGCTCCT